CCCTCATCCTCACCCTCATCGCGCTCGACCTGCCGAACGCGGCGACAACCGAAATCGATGACACCGACTTGTCGAGTACGATCAAAAAGACGTTCGCCGGCAAGGTCATCGACGCCGGCGAAGTCGCGGCCACCGTGCGCTACATCCCCGGCCTGGTCATCCCGGTCGGTGCGGTGGATGAAGTCATCCGCATCACCCTGCCGCTGCTCACCGGCCAGACCACCGCCGGCAAGCTCGAATTTTCCGGCCACATCAGCAAGCTCGGACGGCCCAAGGCCAGCAACGAAGGCCGCAGCACGGCCGACATCACCATCCAGGTGAATTCCGACCTGACCTGGACGGAAGGGACCTGATCATGGCAGCCCTCACCCGCGAAGGCCTGCTCGGCGCGCACCGTGGCGACATCCACACCGTGTCCACGCCGGGCCTGGGCAGCATCACCAGCGTCTGCCTGCGGGCCCTATCCGGGGCCGAGGCGCTGGCGGTGTACTCGGCCGCCGACCCGACCGACGAAGCTGGTCAGCCCGCCAAGGCGGACCAGGCGGCCAAGCTGGGCGTGTCCTTCACCCAGGCCGCGACCGTCGCCAGCATCTGCGACGAAAACGGCAAGCGCATCCTGACCAAGGAAGACGGCGACGCCCTGTTCGAACTGCCGTACTCCGCGCTACAGCCCATCATCGAAAAGGCATTGGAAATAAACCGCATGACCAAGGCCAGTGCGGAGGCCGCAAAAAAAGGCTGAGGCGCGACGGTCGCCGCCGCGACTGGCATTTCCTGGCGCATGAACTGCGCATGCCAGTCGCTGAGGCGCAGGAGCGCATGACCGAGGCCGAATTCCACGACTGGATGTTCTGGTTCGAACTCCGCCAGGACATGGCCGAACGCGCCCGCACCGGCCGCCCGCTCATCGATCCCGACGACGCCGACGACATGACCCCGCGCGAAACCACCGCCCACCTGCTCGCCTTCGCCAAGCAGTTCAACCAGAATAGAAAGCCCTGACATGGCAGACAACATCGGCGTCGTGCAAGTCATCCTGTCCGCCAAGGATCAATCCCTGGCAGCCGAGATGCGCAAGGCGCGCAAGGAAGTGGCGGATTTCCACGAAAGCGTGAAGGGCGCGTTCCAATCCATCGCCGCCGTGACTGCCGGCTGGGCCACGATGGAGGGGATCAAAAAGGCCGCCGAATTCGTCAAAGTCGGCATGGATCAGGTAAGCATGCTGCGCGAAAACGCACAGATGCTGGGCGTCACCACGGAACAGATGGCCGGACTCAGCCTGGCGGCGGAAAAATCCGGGGTGAAACAAGAACAACTCGCGGCATCAATCGCCAAGATGCAGAAAAACATCAGCGAGGCGAACGTTGAAAACCGCGCTGCCGTGGAACTGTTTGACAGGCTGGGCATCAGCCTGGCCGAACTCAAGGGCAAGGATACCGCCGAATCGTTGGGCATCATCGCTGACCGCATCAGCCAGATGGGCGACGCTGGTGACGCGACCACCGCCGCAATGGAGATGTTCGGCAAGGGCGGATACCAGATGCTGGACATGCTGCGCGAAGGGTCGGAAGGATTCGCAACCGCGACCAACGATGCCAAGCAACTCGGCCTGGCGTTCAGCAATTTGGACACCGCCCAAGTGGAGGAAGCCCAGAAACAACTCCGCACAGCGCAGAAAGCCACGGAAGCCCTTGGGCAGACCTTCGCCGTCGAACTATCGCCCTACATCACCGAGGCGGCGAATGCCTTCATCCAGGCAGCTAAGGACTCCAACGGTTTCAAGGATACCATCCGCAAGGTGGTCGAATTCGCCGTCAGTGCGGTGCAGTTCATGATCGATGGCTGGCTACGCCTGGAAATGGTCTGGACCGCTCTGCGTGTCGGCGTCATGTGGCTATTCAAGACCATCATGGATGGGATCACCTATGTGGTTGGTCTGGGCGAAAACATGGGGCGTGCCTTTAAAGCGAACTGGGAATTGATCAGTGCATCTGGCGTCTTGGCATGGAAATTTATAAAATCCACGTTCTGGGATTTTATTAGCTGGGGTGCGAATAAATTTGGCTGGTTTCTTAGTCAAATCGGAATGGGTTTGAATTCGATTAAATCCGGCATGGGCGATGCATTTGTTGATGCCGCATTTGCTGTCACTACGGCTGTCGGAAAGATGGCTGGAACGGCAAGCAAGGAATACAAAGAGGCGCTTGCCGTATCTGGAAAAGCTGCACAGGAATTCAAAGACGCGAACCTCAACATGTTCAAGGTCGACCTCGACAAGGTCGGCATGGGCGAGACCTGGCAGCGCTGGCGCCAGAATATCACCGACAATTTCAACGACGAAAAAAGGAAACTTTACGCACAGAACGATGCCCGCATCCGGATCAATGAACAGGTGCAGACCGTCATCGACAACGCCAAGGCCAATGCGCGCACCCGCGCCATTGCCCAGGAACAAAAGGCCGAGCAACAGAAAACAAAAAATGCGGTTACTGAAGCACAAAATCGGGCCAAGGAAATCCAACGCGCCGAAAACCGCGACAAGTTCCTGGCCAGCGCCGACAGCGATCCGCGCGTCAAATACGAACGCGAAGTGCTGAACTTGCTCAAGGATTCCGACCACCTGCGCACCCTGGACGAATCCCGGGCCATGGTCGCCCAGCGCCAGGCGCAGGAGGCCCAATGGCGCGACCCGAAGATGGATCCGAAGGTGGCCTATGAGCAAAAGGTCGCCTACCTGGTCATGCAGGAACGCGACCGCCAGGCAGCTGAAATGATCAAGCGCGAGCGCGAGGAACAGCGCATCCGCATGCAGGCCAGCGCGGAATTCTTCGGCAACCTGGCGACCCTCACCGAGGAAGCCGCCAAGGGCAACGAGGCCATGTTCTGGGCGAACAAGGGATTCCAGATGGCCCAGGCCGAAATCAACGCCTGGATGGCCTACAGCGCCGTGATCGGCAACCAGCAGTTGAATCAACTCATGGGGCCGATCGCAACCCAGGTGATGGCTGCAACCGCCCTGGCCGCTGGCCAGATGGCCGTCGCCCAGATCGCCGCCGCCCAGCCCCAGGGCCGGGCCATGGGCGGCCCGGTGTCGCGTGGCAGCATGTATGAGGTCAACGAACGCGGTCCGGAATTGCTTTCGGTCGGTGACCGCACCTTCCTGATGATGGGCAGCCAGGATGGCCACGTCACCCCCAACAGCGGCGGCCCCGGTCGCGGGCCGCAGGTGGTGGTGAACGTGCAAACCGCTCCCGGCACCACCGCCCGGGTCGAACAGTCGGGCACCGAACAACAGCCCAAAATCAACGTCATCGTGGAAATGATCAAACGCGAGGTGGCCGGCGAAATTCGCGGCGGCCAGGGCCAGATCGCCAGCGCGATGAAAGAGGTCTACGGCGTCAACCGGGCGCGCGGGGCGTTCTGATGCTGGCCTTCCCCACCTTCTTTCCAGCGGTGCAGCGCGCCGGCAACCGCCGCAGCCCGGTCGACCGGGCGGCCCGGGCTGGTCTGGCGGTGGGTCCACAGGTGGCACGCCAGCGCCACACCATGCCGCGCGACACCTGCCCGGTGTCGATCGTGCTGTCCGATGTGCAGCTTGCCGCCTTTGAATCGTGGTGGTTCTTCACCCTCGCCATGGGCTGCGCCTGGTTCACCCTGACCTTGAACGGCGAACTGGAACAGACCATCCACGCGGCGCGATTCAGCGGCGGCTATCAGGTCGACGGCGCCGCCGGCACCAGGTGGAAGGTCGCCGCGCATATCGAGATCGACAACCCGCCGCACCTCTCGGCTGACGACTACGCCGGCATGATCCTCAACGGGGCGATCCCCCTCGGGCCGGATCGCAGCGCCCTGCATGTGCTGGTGCATACCACTCTGCGAGCGCGGTTGCGCCCATGAGCACCACGTACCCCGGCGTCCTGCCCCGGCCGCAGCGCAGCGGTTACCACATCAGCGCCGCGGCGATGGCGACCGCCACTGCCCGCGATCGCACCGTCCCACGTTGCCGCCGCATCGGCCTGGCCCCGGTCTACGTGGTGTCCCTGACCTGGATTTTCACGGTGGAACAATTCGCCGTTTTCTGCGGTTGGTGGCGCTATGACCTCGCCCAGGGATCAGCCCTGGCGCAGATCATCCTGATGAACGGATTCGACGACATCACCTATGTCCGGTTTCTGTGCCCATACCAGGCGGAAGACCTGGACGGCAAGTGGAAGGTCAGCGTCCAGGCTGAACTGCCGACATATCCCCGCATGTCGCAGGCCGCGCTTGAGGCCCTGATCCCCGGCGGTTCCGCCACCCCATACCTGCCCGCCTGGCCCGTGGCCTACCTGGGCCAGGTGTTGCGGGCCGGCAACAGCCGCAGCCCGGTCGATCGATCCGCCCGCGCCAGCCTGGCTGCCGGCCCCCAGGTCGCCCGCCAGCGGCATCATCACCTGCTCGACGCCTGCCCGATCGCGATCAACTTCACCGATGCGCAGTTGACCGCGTTCGACGCCTGGTGGTTCTACTTCCTGAATCAGGGAACCGCCTGGTTCACCCTGACCCTGTTGGGCGAAAACGACGCCGAGACCCACAAGGCGCGGGTGAATGGCGGGTATCAGGCTGCGGCAGAGGCTGGCAACAAGTGGCACGTCACGATGAAACTGGATCTTGACGATCCCCCGCACGCCTGATGCCCGCATGAGCACCACGTACCCCGGAACCCTGCCGCGCCCGCAGCGCAATGGCTATGGCTATGCCGTCGCCCCGGCCGCCACCGCGACCATGCGCGACCGGCCGGCGACGCGCTGCCGCCCGATGGGCCGCGCCGCCGTCGCCACCGCGACCCTGGTCTGGCAGTTCACTACTGCGCAACTGCGCACCTTCGCCGCCTGGTGGCGTACGGATTTGGCCGGCGGATCGACCCCGGCCGTGATCGCCCTGCCCAACGGCTTTGACGACGTGGCGCAGCCGGTGCGCTTCCTGGGGCCATACCAGGCGGAAGACCTGGACGGCAAGTGGCGCATCACCGCCGCCGTCGAACTGCTGTCGCCACCCCTGCTGCCGGCGGATGAACTGGCCGGAATCCTGACCCTGTCGCCCACGATCTTCCCCCTGCCGGCATCCGCCCTGCATTACCTGGTCCACACCACCATCCCAAGCCGGATCCTGCCATGAGCCTTGCCACCGACATCGCCACTATCGACGCCGATACTCTGACCCTGCACCAGGTCATCCACGGCAGCGCGGTGGCCGCCGACGTGGTGACGGAAGGCGGCAGCGTCCCGACCCTGGCCAAGCGTCTGGCGCAACTTGGTGCTGGCACCAGTCGCGGCGCCTGGACGACCAGCACCGCCTATGCCCTGAACGATGTGGTGACGGAAAGCTCAGTCGTTTACCGTTGCACTCTGGCCCATACCTCGGGCACGTTCGCGACGGACCTTGCCGCCAGCAAGTGGCAACTGAACTACGGCGGCATCAATCCCGTCATGTCGGCGGTCATCACTGCCGCCTCGCTCGCCGCCGCCCGCGCCGCGATGGGGCCATGGGGCGATGCCCTGGCAACGCCGACCGGCCGCAGCACGGCCCAGGCCCTGGCCGACCTGTTTGCCGACCTGCTCGCCCGATCGATTGCGCCCACGGTCTATCCCAACACCTATCCCGACGCCGTGCCTTCACTGGAAAATCTCTCGCGCTGCGCCGACCTGGGCCTGGGCAACGCGCAACTGCATGGCAATTCAGACCTGATCCTGGGTGCGGTGCGGCAGTTGCTGCCGAATACGGAAGACATCAGTTCCGGGGCCTGGGCCGGTTCCAGCATCACCAAGGACAGCGCGACCACGATGAACTTCCGGGACATCACCCTCGGCAAGGTGACCGGGTCAAGTTTCTATTCCCAGATTTACACCAATATCGGCGGCGTTGGATCCGTGCTGACCGCCGGCAAGTATTACATGATGTCCTGCTTCGTGAAGTCGATGAAGCAGACACCGCAATGGATGTATGGAAAAAGCGTAGCAAATACCAGCGATTTCGCGCACGGCGGCATCCTGATCCTGCCGACCGTTCGCCGCATCCGGAAATTGATTTACGCAGCCACGTCCAGCACCTTCGCGGAAATTGGCGATCCGTCGACGGCCCTGGCCAGCACCACGCCCACCTCGGTCGTGTCGTGGGTGACCTTTGCGGCGTTGTCGGGTTCGTTCGATATCCGCATCGGTGGCTTCCAGTTGGAGGAATGCCCCAGCACCACCAAGCTGGGAATCGCGATGATCGGTGACAGCACCATGGCCGGTGCGTCCGGGAAAAAGGACTACGCCGGCACCGTCGAATGGTCGCGGTGGCTAGAAGGCCTGCTTTGCTGCCACTGCTACAACCGCGGCGTGGGCGGCGACACCACCACCATGATGGTGGCGCGCTACGCCGCCGACATCACGCCGCTGGCTGGAAACTCGAAATACTGCATCATCCAGGGCGGCATAAATGACATCATCGCCGGGGATGCTCTGGCGACGATCCAGTCGAACCTTTCCAGCATGTACGCCAGTGCGATCACGGACGGCATGATCCCCGTCGTCTGCACCTGCACGCCTTTTGCGGCAGCGATGGGCGACAGCGCCAAGGAAACCAAGCGGACGGACCTCAATACCTGGATTTTCCAGACCTTCCCGCATGTGCTGGATCTCGCGTCGGTGGTGGTGGATCCCTACTTCCCGAACTCGCTGCGCAAGGATTCCGCCTGGTACGGTGATGGAACCCACTTTGGGGCGCCCGGAAAACTGGCCATCGGCATTTATGCCGCCCAGCAATCTTTCTGGGACTTCGCCGCACCCAGCCCGTACCAGAAACGCGCCGGCACCATGGCCACGGAACCGGTCCGGGCCGGTGCGCTGCGGTTCAGTGACGCGGGGCTCAAATCGTTTGACGTATCTGGAACCGGATCGATCAACCTGCGCAATGATGTCGGATTTACGGGGGGGCACATCCGCCTCACCGGCACCCTGACCGGCGCGCGCGTGGTCTACGTCCAAGGGTTCATGCCAAAACTCTGGACGATCGAAAACCTGACCACCGGGGCCTATGCGCTGTCCATTGGCGCGGTTGCCAGTGATCTGACCACCGACCTCGGGACTTACATCACCATCGCATCCGGCAAGGTCGCCCTGATCTACGCCGATGGAGCAGGCGTGAAACGTGCTGGACCGGACACCACCCCATGACCATTTCCGCCGCCCTAAAAGAGGCATACGCCTCTTGCCCGTCGACCGTGGCGGAACTGTCGACGATCGAGATATACCATCCGACCTGGGCCAGCCCGGTCCGCCTGGTGCGCGATCGGGTGGACCTGACCGCCACCCTGGAATCCAGTGCCCCGAACGACCCCAGCACCGCAGTTCTTTTCACCGCCTTTCCCTTTGAATTCACCCTGCCCCGCCGGGGCGAAGGTCGCCAGGAATTGCAGCTCACGGTCGAAAACGCCAGCCGCCTGCTGATGGACCTGCTGGAATCGCTCGACCTGTCGGTAGATCAACCGGTGCGGGTGATCTATCGCCCATACCTGTCCACCGATCTCTCAGCCCCGCACCTGAACCCACCGTTGAAACTCGTCGTGCGCAGCATCACCGCCGACGTTGCCAAGGTCACCCTGGCCTGCGGCTATGCTGACTTTGCGAATCGCCGCTTCCCCCGCCGCATCTACCGGGTCGAAGAATTCCCCGGTCTGGAATCCCGGGTGTGAAAAATATGAAAATCCAGGAACCCACCCTGATCACCGCGATCAACCACAACGTCGGCCGCCCTTTCTGCGCCCGCCATTACGATTGCTGGGCCTTCCTGCGCGGGGTCTACGCCGACGCCTACGGCATCATCCTGCCCGCCCTGCCGGGCACCGACCCCGATGATGCCACCGCCGCCCATGCCGCCCTTGAAAGGCTGCGCACGGCCGGCGACTGGCTGCCGGTCGACCCTGGGGACGAACGCAGCGGCGATGCCGTGATCATGGGCCGCTTCCCCCTCGCCTCGCACCACTGCGGCATCTGGATCGTTGCTGACGGCATCGGCCGTATCGCGCACTGCGACCGCGTCGGCGGGGTGCAATGCCAGACCGTGGCGCAACTGCATGCCCTCGGGTGGAGCGGCTTCCGCTGGTATCGGCACCACCGCAGACAGGACGCCGCATGATCACCGTCACCCACTACCGCAACGCCCTCGACCCGCGCGACCGCGACACGCGCGAGATCGCCGCCGGGGCGACCCTGCGCGGCCTGACCAAGGACATCGCCAACCAGCGCGAATGGCCGACGCCGACCGTCGCCTTGGTGGATGGCAAGGCCTGGATGCGGGCACGATGGGACGAAGCCCTGCCCGATGGCGCGACGGTCGAATTCCGCAGTCTGCCCCATGGCGGTGGCGGCAGTGCAACGCGTAACCTGGCACTTAATATCGCTACGATGGGATACTATCAGTTCTATCAATCCGGAAATTCGCTTATTCATGGCGATTATATGGGGGCAGTCACTGCTTTTACAGGTTTTTGGGGCATTGGGGAATTTATTGCCGGAAGGATGGGAAAACCCAATGTTCCTACCTATCTGTCCGGTGAAAGCGGATCCCCGACGTACGCGATCGGATTCAGCCAGAACCGCAAGCGCATCGGGGAACCGATCCCCGTCCTGTACGGCAGGCACCGGTTGCTGCCGGATCTCATCTCGCAAAGTTACGTGATCTATGAAAATGATGATCAATACCTATATATCATCCTGTGCCTGGGCATCGGCAAGTTCAGCGTCGACCTGGCAACTCTGAAATTCGGCGAAGCCCTGTTCAGTGAATTGACCGGAATCCAGTATCAGTTTGTTGAACCCGGAGACAGTCTTACCCTATGCCATGACCACGTCAGCACCTCGGCTGCCGTGAATGGGCAGATCATCGGCGGACCTTCCGCTGGATTGACTATTGCCAAAGGACCGATGTTATCGTTCATCAATTCGGGGAACCGCATCAACTGTGATTCCCCGATTTTTTCAGCTTGTGGCCCTGGCGATACCCTGACCCCGGGGAATGTCGCAGCATCACCGAATAACCACGTTTTCACCATAAATACGATCATAAGTAGCTCTGCGATCGATACCCTGGAAAGCGTCGGTGACGAGTTTCCACTCGGGGCAACCCTGACCCGTGTCCCTTCTGGCGGTGGAATACCGAGCGCCCTGATCAATCTTCCACCAACGGTCACCTTTTCCGCATCCACCAAGCGCCTGACCTCGGCCGATGGCGCGGGCGCATTCGCTGGGGTCAGCCCGTATGACATCCTGACGATCACCAACACCGCGTCGAACAACGCCACCAAAACCGTGGTGAGTGTCGCCCCGGATCAATCCTGGATCCAGGTTGCGGAATCCGTCACCAACGAAACCGCCTTGAACGCGAACCTGGTGTTTGTCCATGCCGGGTGGTCTGGCTGGTTCGAAGTCGCCGGCCCAAATGACGCCATCGACGATATTGCGGTGGATTTCATCGCCGCCAAAGGGCTGGGCACGGTCGGTGGCGGCGGCGCGATCTCATCGCGATCAATCACGGTCGAAGTCGAATACCAGGGCCTCAACAGTGACGGCAGCCCTTACGGCAGCGCCACCACCCGCACCATCACGGTGACCGCCGCCCAGGCCAACGCCGTGCGCCAGACCCACTCCTGGGCAAACGACACCACCAAGCCCCGGGTGCGCGCCCGCGCCCGCCGCACCACCGCCCAAAGCACCAGCGTCAACGACCTGGATGAACTCGCCTGGTCTGGCCTGAAAGGCATCCTGCCCGATGTCGGCACCTATCCCGGCGTTACCACCCTGGCGGTGATCGCCAAGGCCACGAACCAACTGACCCAGGGCCAATCCTCCCAGATCAATCTGGTCGCGACCCGTCTGATCCCCTATTGGGACGGCTATTCCTGGACCGAATCCGCCAACCGATCCATCGCCTGGGCCATCGCTGACGCCTTGAAAAATGCCAGCTATGGCGCCGGCCTGACCGATGCCGAAATCGATCTCGCCGCCTTACTCGCCCTCGATACCACTTTCAACAGCCGCGGCGACTACTCTGACGCCGTCTTTGACCAGACGACCACCACCTGGGAAGCCATCCAGACCATCGCCCGCGCCGGCCACACCATCCCCGTCCTGGCTGGCGGTCAGATGACCTTTGTGCGCGACAGCACCCACAGTCTGCGGATCGCGATGTTCACCCCATCGAACATCCTGCCCGGGTCGCTGCGCATCGATTACCGCCTGCCGC